TATACAGACTCACGATTTGATAAAGCAACAGGATCAACTGGGGCAAAACAATTAATTAAAGGATAATAAATAATTAAACTTACTTTTTAAAGCGGCTTTTTGCCGCTTTTTTTCTTTATATATTTATATATATGAATATCAATAAAATATTTAACCTATTTAAATCTCCTGAAGAACCAGAAGAAGCTATTGTACAAATAGACTTGTCTGATAGTCCTATAATCTGGATTGGGGTATTTAAAAAACTAATTGTAAATTATGAGACATTTGCTAAGCAAATAATTAAATTTTTAGGGGAAACTAGCCCGGATTTGGATACTGATGAGATTGAAAGGGCAAGTAGTTATATGGTTTATAGCAGGGCATATGATAACCTATCAAAACTTGACCTTCAAGATACCACCCATTTGGATTGTCTCAAGTTATCCTCAGATGAAATTTTTAAACAAACCCTAACCAGTGCCTTAAATTATTATGAATCTTTAGAAGAATACGAAAAATGTATTTATCTCAAACAAATTCAAGACATAATTAATTCTTCTTCAAAATAACTTGATATATTTATTCTCTTTAGTTATATTAGAATTACAGGGGTTTTGAAAATAAGATGTGTAGGAAATAAGGGGTGTGAGGGTAGGAAAATAAATTAACAGAAATATATTTAAATTATGAAACATAGAGATGGTATTTTACGTGAGCTTAATAAAATTGAAGGTTTAACTCACCAACTTAACTTTATTGTTAACCAACAACAACCAATCGAGGCTTATAAAGAAGCTTTAGAAAACATTAATGCTTCAATTGAACAAGCTAAAATGTATATTGAAAGTGAACCTATTGATGGTTATGAATTAAATGTTGCTGCGCGATGAAATTAACAGCAGAACAAATCCAAGACAATTGGAATAAATTTCTATCCATCATTGATGAGCATATCCCTGAACCTAGATGTTCTAAATTGAAAGCATTTTATGAACAGTATGCTGAGCGTATTATGCTTATGCCTGCTTCTCATAAAAAAGAATATCATAATGCATTCCCAGGCGGTTACGTAGATCATGTGTTACGAGTAGTACAATGTGCTCTTAAACTAAATAAAGTTTGGGTTGAAATGGGAGTAGACACTTCAACATACTCAGTTGAAGAATTAGTGTTTGCTTCTTTAAACCATGACTTAGGTAAAATGGGCGATGAAAAAAATGAATCCTACATCCCCCAGGACGACCAATGGAGACGAGATAAACTAGGTGAAGACTATAAATTCAACAACCAACTTGAATACATGTCAGTACCAGACCGTGGGTTACATTTACTTATGTCTCATGGTGTTATATTCTCCAAAAACGAAATGTTAGCAATTAAGTTACATGATGGTTTATATGATGATGCTAATAAGCCATATTTAATGTCTTGGTCACCAGAAACAAAACCACGTACTGCGTTAGTGTTTATTGTACATCAAGCGGATTTAATGGCAGCACGTATTGAGTTCGAGCAAGTATGGATGCCTAAACTTAAAGGCGAAGTAACCCAAAATAATTCATCAAATTTCACAATTGAAAAAAACAAGAAAGCACCTGTTAAAACTAAAGCTTTAAGTAATATCAAGAGTGAAGGATTAAAAAGTTTACTAGATAATATATGATAATAGCAATTGTTATATTAAGTATATTGGTTGTGATATTAGGATACACAACCTTTAACTTACTTAGAAAAAATGAAAAACAAGAAGATATCCTAATGGGGTATATGTCTTATTTAAATAAAGTATCTGATATAATTGAAATGTCAGATAAAAAACTTAAAGAAGTAGATGCTAAAGAATCATTCAAATCAGATGATGAAGTTGGTTTTTTCTTCGAATCAGTTAAACAAATCCAAAGTATTTTAAACCAGTTCAATATTAAGAATTTATGAGTGATGTAGCAGCAGTAGTAGTAAAACCAAAAACTAGTGGGATGTATTTCACTCAAGAAACAGAGAATGCAATTGTTGAGTATAATAATACTTTAGATTACGAGACAAAAAATAAAATATATCGTGATCGTATTCATTATGCGTTTTTTAAATTAACAGAAAATATTATTCATACTTTTAAGTTTTATTACACTGAAGTAAGTAATATTGAGGATTTACAACATGAGGTAATTTCATTTTTACTTTCTAAAATTCATCTATTTAACCCAGAAAGAGGAGCTAAAGCATATTCGTATTTTGGAACTATAGCTAAACGTTATTTGATTATTTCAAATACTAAAAACTATAAAAAACGAGTAGATAAAGCCCCAATTGAAGAACTTGAATCAGATGAGAAATATAGCTATAATATTGATGAAACCCCTATCAACCAAAAACTATCAGCATTTATAGATGAATACGTTGAATACTGTTCTGACAATATATATGAATTATTCCCAAAAAATGATGATGCTAAGATAGCAGACGCAATTTTAGAATTATTCCGTAAAAGAGAAAACATAGATATATTTAATAAAAAGGCGCTATACATTTACATTCGGGAAATTGTTGATGCTAAAACACCTAAAATTACTAAAATAGCAAATAAACTTTACGATATATTTAAAAACCATTATTATTTTTATTTAGAAAATGGGTATACAAATTTCCCATAATTATATTTATTATTAAACACGTATCATGAATGGTTTAGACAATGTTGTATTTGGTGGTAAAAAATTTTCTGACATATTAGAGGAGATATACAATAATCAAAAGAAAAAAGATAAACAAATCTCTGCTCTTATATCAGAACTTAAACCATTAGTAAACGAAATAGGAGATGCTACTTTAATTGTTCCTTTAATTAAAGAATACTTAGAAATAAGTGTTAAAAATGATGAACAATTAATTAAAATGGCTACTATTATTCAACGCATTATGAGTAATAACGGAACCGCCGAAGGCGGTTTTGGTATTTCTGAAGAAGAAAAAGCTCAATTATTAGCTGAAATAGATAAATTTAAAGAAGGAGGTAATTAATGCCTACAGTTTCGTATGGTAACAAACAAAATAACACCCAATATGCAGCTGCTGCTTCAACTTCGGGTATGTCTACTACTTCTACTATACTTGCGTATAGAGTAAAAGATATTATTTTAGATAATACTCATAGAGATTTTAAAAAATACGGAGAATGGAATGGAATAGGTGTTATTTTTATAGATTCTACTAAAAACCCTACCCTTAATAACTCCTCTCCTAACAATTGGATACCAGCTTATCCTCTTTTTCCTAATCTTAAATATTATCCTTTACTTAATGAATTAGTACCTATAATATATCTCCCCAATACTAATATTACTACTAATACTACCTCAGTATCCCCATATTATCTACCTCCTATTAATATTTGGAATAGCCAAATTCATAATGCTATTCCTGAAAATAATACTTTACCTCCTGAACAACGAAGAGACTATCAACAAATAGAAGCTGGTGCTGTGCGAAGGATAGGGGATCAATCTACTGAAATAAATTTAGGGAGGACATTTAAAGAATCAAATATAAATAACATTCACCCCCTTTTACCATATGAGGGGGATACTATATATGAAGGTAGATTTGGAAACTCCATTAGACTAGGCTCTACAGTCAATACTGCTGCCCTTAAAAATAATTGGTCTAATGGTACAGGTAAGGATGGAGATCCTATTACTATTATCAGAAACGGACAAGGCCCCTTACCTACAGACCCTTGGGTCCCAACCACTGAGAATGTAAATAATGACATGTCATCTATTTACTTAACTTCTACTCAACAAATCAGTAGATTTACTTTAGCAAGTAATTTAGTTGATTCATATGATAAACTATCACCTACAGATATTCCTGATGATGTTAATGCATACTCAAAAAACCAAATAATTCTAAACTCAGGACGATTAGTATTTAATGCTACTAAAGACAGCATTATATTAAGTTCTGAAAAATCTATACATTTATCCTCAGACACTACTGTTAATATAGATGGTGGTACTCAAATTGTTTTAGCATCTCCTCTAGTACGTTTAGGTATTATAAGTGGAACAGAAGGTGTTAATATCCAACCACCAGTATTAGGAGATAATTTAAATCTTTTATTAAAAGAATTATCTACTTTTATGGATACTTTGAATATAGCTTTTAAAAATGCTGCTGATTCATTTGGAGCACCTATAGCATCATTAAATGCTGTTTCTAGTGATGCAGAGGATATATCAATATCAATTGCTAATTTTGTTCAAGATAAAAAATTGTTATCTAAAAATGTTAAAATTTCTTAATTATGGCTAATGATCCTGGAAGTAATAAATACAATGGAATAGTACGCTCAAGCACAGGAGCACCTTTAGAAGGAGTAGACGTTAAAATCAGGTATACTGATTCTTCTGGTCAAAGTATTTTACAACCCACTAAAACTGCAAAAGATGGTACATGGAATGCTAGTCTACCTAATGGGATTGATTCTTCACAAGTAACAATAACATTTGTAAAAAAGGGTTATAGTTCTTTTACCATTAAAAATCCTAAAATTTCTGATACATTCCAATTTCCTCCTCCGGCTGTTGATAAGTACAGGGGAGGTACTCTTAATTTTGCTGGGGGATTTGATGCTGGAAAGTACTTGATTACATCACTAAGTTCATATGATCAAAGTCTTTTAGATTATAATTTAGCAAGTGCATTAGAGTTTGTTAATTTCTATGAAAAAGAGAAATCCCGACGTTAAAAAAGCCATACTAGTTGGAGAACCAGATCCCAAGGAGTATCCAAAACCTAATCCTTTCCCAAAAAGAGGCACCCCAGAATATAGTAAAGCAATTGAACCTTACCTACCCTACCAGTATGTACAAGTACAAGCATTACTTACTGGCCCACCATGCGCAGAAATACCTTTTGATGGCTCTCAATATGGTTCACTTGGGTTTACCAAACCCCCTGGAACAAAAAAGATTGAATTATATGCTTTAAATTTTGCTGATAGATTTGGATTTAGCATTACAGAGGGATTTAAAAGTGCAACATTTGACAGTGTTTTTCACCAAGATGAAGTTGGTGGAAGTCTTCTTTCTTGGGGATTTATGGCATATTTAAAACTAGGTCGATTCCCCAATCCCCCATTTCCTGGTCAAACTGATGGAACCATAGGGGATAAGTCTTATAGAACATTAGTTGCTGGTAAAGATGTATATAATAGTCTATTAGCAGATTGGTTTGTACAAAACGATGGAACTACAGATCCTACTAAACCTGGTCTTATAGGTAGGGAAATTTATAATTGGAATAAAGCCCGTTATGACCAGAATCGTAAAGTATATACTGTCGACCCAAAAAATGCTAAAGAGAATATAAACATAATGTTTGACGACCCTAACCTCTACCGTTTCCCATTTGCTGGTGATGATGGAAAAACAACAAACAAATACTACAGCTATAAAATTGTCCGAGGTCCTAGGATTTATGATATCTCTGATATCCCTGATTTTGGAACATTTTATATACATTACCAAGCAGGAAATTTAATAGAACCCTCAGTATTTAAATATAAATTATGTCCTAATTAATTTTAGATTATGCCTAATAAAATACTAAATGTATATTTTCAACTTAATGCTCCTGATAGGTATGGTGAAGGCCCTCTAGCTGGAGCTACAGTTTTTAGTACTTCTACTGATGATTATAATGGAGTACTTACATTAGTTGGACATTCTGACATAAATGGTAATATATTAATCAATACAGATGATCCTCTTGAATATATTGTTACTGCTCTTTATTTAACAGAAGATAATCTTATAGAGGGCAATACTCCAACCCAAGCCCCAACAACACCTACATATGTTGTTTATAGAAAAAAAGAAGATGGAACCACAGCCCCCGATGGAGCAGTAATTACATTTGAAATATCTGGCCCACAAAAAACAGCAGTTTTAACCCCATCTGACCCTAACATAAGCAGTACCCCCATCAAAGGTGTCCCTTCATTTACAGCTACTTTTGACATATTAGCCAATACAGTTTTAGGTACCTACAAAGATTTACTAGCTAGTTATTACGGATCTACAGTACTTGAGTCTGGGAGAGTATTTACCCAACAAAATTCTCCCACTACTACTGCAGAATCATCTCCTACAGTAAAAATTGGTTATTATGAGTTGGAAACATATTTAACCCAACCCCCTTACAATCAACCCTTTGAATCTTATGCACGCTTTTCACCTGCAGACTTTACCACCATACCAGACGAAGATTATTCTAAAAGAGTAATCTTACAACTTACCCCCGAAGCCCAAGCATCACAGTATTTCCCTACAGATGCTCAAGTAAGTAGAATACCTATAGTTAACCCACCCGCTTCTAATACAGTAACAGAAGTGCCTCGTAAGACTATGTCTGAGGAGCCTGATCCTACTATTACTGCTAATTCTCAACTTAATGATGAATTAAAAACTGAGAATAATAAAACTTCAGATAGAATATTAAAATCACAACTTTCACCTCAAGCAAGGTTAGTTAATATTTTTAATTCTCAAAAGGATAAAATTAGAAGAAAAATTATTCCTTTTTTAATAGCATTATTACTACCTTTTGGAGCAGCAGCACTACAAGCTGTTTTAGCTAAGTTACCCTTAAACACGATAAAAGATTTAGCTTCTTGTCCTAATAGAGCTGAATTGTTACGACTTATAGAAAAACGTAATAAATTAGTAAGACAAATCAATGCTATTTATAAAACAGTAACAACTTTATCTAAAATTACCCTAGGACTTAATACCGCAGTTACAGCCATACGTATTGGTATTTTAGCAGCAACATTTGTACCCCTCCCTGCTCCTCCTGGAGTACCTGTAGGTTTGGCTAAACTTGAAGAGACTGCTAAAAAGTTTAATGTTGTACTTAATGTTGCAACTGTAGCTTTAGCTACTATAGGAACATTACTTGGAGTAATTTTAGTTATACTAAGATCTTTAGATGCACTTATGCTTCAATGTGCTGAAGATCCTAATTATAATACTCCACCTAATGAACCTTTACCTGTTGATGCTGGGGATGTTAAGATTGCTATACCTTTTGAAGAAATTAATACTGAATTAGATAGTTTTATTAATGAATCAACTGGGTTAAGCAACAGTGATGTAATACAAGCTACCCAACAACAAAATAATATTTATAAAGGATTTACTTTAGAATTAAAATTAGATACTACTTCTAATACTTCTTACCCGAGACGTTTTGCCCAAGCAGTTAATAGACAAGGAGTACCTGTACTAAAAACCGATTCCTCATTTGCATCAGACCCACAAGTACTTTTGGACCAATTAAAGTTTATTATAGATTCAAATCCTCAATTAACAGCTGAATAATCAAATATTTATAACTATGAAAACAGATATATTAAAAAAGTTAATTAAAGAAGCAGTTCGTGAAGCAATTCAAGAAGAAATTAAAGATATTTTACTTGAAGCAGTACGTTCTCCTAAAACTGTAGTTAATGAAAACGCTAATCCTATCCCTTACACCACAAAACCCACACATACTAACATCAACCCAGATATTAAACGTAATTTACGTAGTATGATTGGTGGTGAATTTGATGCTACTATAACAGCTAACTCATCACATGCCCAACCCACTTATACCCCACCTCCTGTTAGTACAGTAGGTGAAGGTTCAAGTTTGCCTGGTGGTGAAGTAAGTTTAGATCAAATAATGGGATTAATGACTAAATAATGGCAATCAGAATAGCAAACCAAAATCCTTTAGATCTCAATCAGCGAGTTGCGGTTGGGATATCTATTCCTTTTAATGGGGGTGCTACTAATACTGGCACCCCATTATATACGGGTTCTGGATTTAACCCATCATTAACCACAGGAACCTCAGTATTTACCTCAACATATACAACAATTGATCAGGTTAAATCAAACATGATTAATTTTTTATTAACTAATAAAGATGAACGAGTTCTTAACCCTGGATTTGGTTCTAATCTACAAAATCAATTATTTGAAAATATAACTGATGAGTATCTAAAAGGCTTAGAAATTAAAATAAGTAATGATCTTTCATCAAACTTCCCTGCAGTTAGGATAAATGGAGTATCTTTAACTCCAATATATGATGAAAATGCTATACAATTATCTATAAATTATTCATATTTAGGAAATGCTCCTGAAAATCTTCAAATTACATTATAATGGCAACTGAAAATAAAGATATAAAATATATAAATAAAGATTTTGGTGAATTAAGGAATGCCCTTATTGAATACACTAAAACATATTTTCCATCAACATACAATGACTTCTCACCTTCATCCCCAGGAATGTTGTTTTTGGAAATGTCCGCTTATGTTGGTGATGTAATGTCATTTTATCTTGATAATCAAATTCAAGAAAATTTTGTTCAATTTGCAAGACAACAAAATAATTTATATACTTTAGCCTACATGCTAGGCTATAGACCTAAAGTAACTGGTGTAGCATTAGCTGCTGTTGATATTTACCAACAGGTCCCTGCTAAACTAAATGTTGCAGATAGTACTTGGGTTCCTGATTTTGATTATACTATACAAATAGCAGCTAATACTACCCTAGCCTCTAATTTAAATGGCGCTACGGGCTTTGTTATGCAAGATCCTGTAGATTTTGCTTTTTCTAGTTCAGCTGACCCTACTCAAATCACAATTTACAGTACCGTTGGGGATGTTCCTGATTTCTTCTTACTTAAAAAAACTCGAAATGCTATTTCAGCTAATGTAACTTCTGTTGATTTTTCATTTGGATCTCCTGAGCGTTTTCAAACTATAGAAATTAATGATGCTAATATAATCCAAGTATTAGACATAATAGACAGTGATGGTAATGAATGGTATGAAGTGCCATATCTAGCCCAAGAAACTATATATGACACAATAACTAATACTAATCCTAATGATTTAGGTGAAGTACCATATTTGTTACAACTATTAAAAGTCTCAAGAAGGTTTGTTTCAAGATTTACTTCCCCTACAACTCTTCAAATTCAATTTGGTGCAGGAACTAATACTTCTAATTTTGATACTACTATTACTCCTTCCCCAAATCTTATAGGATTAAATCTTACCATCCCAATTGACCAACGTCTATTCACAGCTTATGATCCTGCCAATTTTTTATATACAGGCACTTATGGTATTGCTCCGAATAATACAACTTTAACAGTAAGATATTTAACTGGGGGAGGAATAGCGGCTAATGTGCCTGCTAATTCAATTACTTCAATTGTTGATACTACTAATGTTACCATTGCTGCTGCAGGTCTAGATCCTACCCTACAATCCAGAGTTCTCGGCTCAGTAGCAATTACTAACCCTTTAGCAGCTACTGGAGGTAAAGATGGAGATACTACTGATGAATTAAGATTTAATTCTCTAGCAGCATTTGGTACCCAATTAAGAACAGTAACTCAAGATGATTATTTAGTTAGAGCTTTAAGTTTACCCTCACAATATGGTTCAATAGCTAAAATATATCTTGAACCTGAAAAATTAGAAAATATTCTTCCTGGGGAAGCTCCTTCTACATTAGATTTATATATTTTGTCATACGATGCTAACAAAAAGCTTAAATTAGCTTCCGAAGCATTAAAACAAAATCTTAAAACCTACCTATCCCAGTACAGAATGATTAATGACACTATTCGAATTAGAGATGGATATGTCATTAACATTGGAATAGAATTCGATCTTATAGTCTTCCCAGAATATAATAACAGTGAAGTATTAATTAATTGCATTAATGTTTTAAAAAGTTATTTTGAAATTGATAAATGGCAAATGAATGAACCTATTATATTAAGAGACTTATACATATTGCTTGATAAAATTGAGGGTGTTCAAACTATTAAAACTATTAATATAACCAATAAAGTAGGCATTACTTTAGGATACTCTCCATTTGCCTATGACATTGCCGGTGCAACTCAAAATAATACAATTTATCCTTCATTAGATCCGATGATTTTTGAGGTTAAGTACCCTGATTCTGATATTAAAGGACGTATAGTATCTTTGTAATTCTTATATTTATAATAAAAAATGGCTGTTTATAAACTATTTCCTGTTAAAGATGCTACTATTTATTCACTTTACCCTAACAAAAATACAGGGCTAGATGAAGTAATAGAAACTACTACTTTAGTAAATAATTTATCTTCTTACCCCCAAGCTAGTAGATTTTTAATTCAATTTGATTCTAATGAAATCACGGATCTTATTAATAATAAAATTAGTGGATCTCAATGGCAAGCTAATTTTAGAGGATTTGCTGCTAATTTAGAAGGTTTATCAACTACTACAACATTAGAATTTTACCCTGTCTCTACTACATGGAATATGGGTACCGGAAAATACAATTATAGTCCTGAAATTGAAAATGGAGTTAGTTGGACTTGGAGATCATACTCTGGGAGTAACGCTTGGGCCACTAGCGGCTTCCCAGCTTTCGTAACAGCATCATACGGGAATGAGATTGGAGGAGGTACTTGGTATATAAGTTCATCAAATTCTACTACTTTACCTATCTATTCAACTCAAAGCTTTACTTATAAAGACTCAGGTGACATTGATACTAATGTTACTAATATGGTTAAAGCATGGTATAGTGGTACTATAGATAATAATGGAATTATAGCTAAACAAGCTATTGAATTCATTAATAATGAAGATTATCAATCTAAAATTCAATTCTTTTCCTCAGATACTCATACTATATACCCTCCACAACTAGAATTTAGATGGAGAGATTATACGTTTAATACTGGTTCTTCTACCATTAATGAATTGTCTACAACAACTGCTACGGTATCTGTTGATGACAATATCGGTGTTTTTTATCCTGAAAGTGTAAATATATTTAGGGTTAATAGTAGACCAACTTACCCACCAAGAACTTTTCAAACTTCTTCATATTACACACAAAATTATTATTTACCTACTTCTTCATATTTTTCAATAAAAGACTTGGATACTAATGAAGTTGTTGTAGATTTCGATGACCAATATACTCAATTAAGTGTTGATGAACAAGGCAGTTATTTTACACTTTACATGAATGGCTTAGAACCTGAAAGGTATTATAAGATACTTATTAAAAGTATTATAAATGGTTCAACAATAATTTTTGATAATAATTATTATTTTAAAGTAGTTAATGGCTAATTATCCGTTAAATAAAACAGTTTTTACTAAACAAAACTATGAAAACACTATTGATACTTCTTTTTCACAAGTATCAGTACCGCCACCCCCTTTAGCAGATACTATAACTGTAGGAGAGTTTTTTGAGTTATATAATACTTTGTTTTATGATATTCCTACTAATGGGAATACTAATTCACATGAATATCTAGTTAAAACTAGTGGTGACTATATTGGTTTTGAACAAACTAATGAAGAAATTCAACTTTTATTAGACGAAATAACTACCCTAAGACAAGATCTACTTGCCGCCAACCAACAATTAATTTCTTTACAAGCCTCACCAAGCACCAATCAACCCAACATTAATTCATAATGGCAGCAGAAATAACCCCTTTAGACCCCAATAACCTAGAAATCCAATCCTACTCCCCCCAGGACTTAGGCTTGCTTTCTACTGAATTTTCTCCTTCTACATTTAATCCTTCAATACACTATGTAGAATATACTATTCAATCTTTAGATAGATCTTATACTCTTACTGATCATAACTTTACAGGTTATCAAGTTATAGCTAATACTATTAATGGAGCTTCGGGTTTCTCTACAACATATGAAATTGATCTAGATCCTGAAAAAAATCTACTTGATGCTGGTTTTTTCCAGGGATCCTACAATACTATATATAACTTTTTTAGCAATGAACTTGGTTCATCTTTTGAAGGCCAAAATTATTACCTAAAAAGCATATCCCCAGATAGAACAGAAGTAAGATTAGCTTCAAATATCTTAACAAATTTTGAAATTGAAGATCTAATAAATCAATTTAAAAGACAATCAAATGAACTATCATACTTCCAGGATTTTTATTTAAATTTTGGAGATAATGAGTTAGTTATAGCTAATAATATTTTACTTGATAAAACGAGTACACAATATGAGGTACTAATTAACTTATATGAACCTTTACCTCCTCAATTTGATTTAAAAGATACATTATGGATTGTTACTAAAGTTGCAGATTCATTAGCATTTAATGTTGAATTTGAATTTTTACCTGTTACTCCTACATTAACTGATCCTACACTTAAAGGCCCAAATTTAAATCTTCCTTTAAAGGATAGAATTAATAATTCAACCAATTATATCAATTATGAACAGTTATTAACAACAGGACTTGTATCCTCATACGATCAAATTCTTTCATATTTAGCTGAAAAAAGCATAGAAATAGGAATTGATTACTCTGATTTTTCCAGCTTTGTGCATTTTTCTTCTGCAGTATCAAGAATTGGAAATTTTTTCTATAAAGTTCAACTTATTGAACAATACAATTCAAGCTTAACCATCATTAATGAAACCACAAACACATCTATAACTTCTAGTGCCTTATACTTCAGCAATAAAATTACAGATATAATTAAAAATTTTGATGGATTTGAATATTATTTGTATTTTGAAACAGGTTCAATCACTTATCCTAAAAGTACTGTTACTCCTCCATACACCCTAGTAACTAGCAGTGATGCTTCTGTTACTACTTGGTATGAAAGTTTATTAAGCACTGCTTTAAACTACGACCAAAACAACCAGGACTATTTAATAAACACTATACCTTCATATTTAAGAGATGATCCTCAAAATGAACCTTATAAAGTGTTTATTGATATGATTGGTCAATACTATGATAACATTTGGGTATATTATAAAGATGTAACTAATAGATATAGTGGGGATAACCGTATAGAATATGGTATCTCTAAAGATTTAGTAGCAGATGCTATTAGATCATTTGGTTTAAAAATTTACCAAAATAATTTTTCTACTAGTGATTTATTTAATGCATTTACTGGATTTGATTCTGGGAGTTATCTAAGAACCAAAACCGTTAATACCCCTTCTGATACCCTTCCACCTGGCTCAGATAGAGAAAAAATTGCTACGTATATTACAGCATCAAGAGAATCATATTATACTCCTTTAGATGATGTTAATAAGGAAATGTATAAGCGTATTTATCACAATTTACCTTATTTATTAAAGTCTAAAGGAACAGTAGCCGGCTTACAAAATATTATTAGTATGTATGGTTTACCTGTTACTACCACATTAGATGTAAATGAATTAGGAGGAAACTATACTAATACTATTCCTCGAACTGGAATACGAGATATTATAAATGATAGGATTTTAATCCTTTCATCAAGTGCTATGTCTGCTTCTTTACCTGACATCAATGCTCAATATACTCAAGAAGCTAATACTTTATCTCCTTTTAGAGGTATAGAACAAGTCCCTCCATCCACTGCTAGTGTATCTCCTGATATTAGTTCTTTAGAGGTTGCTTTTTCACCCCAAACTCAAACAGACAATCGTATTAAGAGTGCTTTAGGGTATTTTGACATAGGAGAATATATAGGAGATCCTAGACAAACTTTTTACCCAACATATCCTGATTTATGGACATATGCTGATAGCTATTTTAGTCCTTCTAATCAATGGGTAGCACAACAACCTTATTTTAAACCAATAAATTATATTCGTTTAATTAAATACTTTGATAATTCATTATTTAAAATGATTAAAGACTTTGTTCCTGCAAGAACAAACTTAAAATCAGGTATTGTTATTAAACAACATTTATTAGAACGAAGTAAAATTGTCCAACCACAAGTTACTAGCAGTAATAATTATCATAGTGGTTCTATAACTTCTGGATTTATTACTGGAAGTACAGGAGGCACTTTTAATGACTATAACTCTTTAACCCCCAGAGTAAATAATACCCAATCATGGAATGAAAGGGTTGTAACTCCTTTAGGTATAACTCAATTAGCACACAGTGATCAAGCTGAGTTTTATAATGGTGAGTTACCATATACCCCTACTAGTAGCAATAGTATAGTTGCTTCTAATGGGGAACTAGGAGAGGATAATAGATTTAAATACCCTAATACTACTTTAATAACATATACTGTTAGACAATATAATACTCCCACTAACTCTTTTGGTTCCCCCTCAGCTGGTTCTTTCCTTCTTTCCCAAGGAGTATTACCTGGTCAATTATTGCTCTGGTATGACCAAACCCCAGGATCTAGTGGTTTTAAATATGCTAAAATTGCAATCCCCTCCAGTAATACTGTTGATACTGAAGCATATCTAAAACAAGCTACTGGATTTTCTATATATGCACAAGATCAAAATTTAGATCTTAAATCTTTTGATTTTATTGCTGAAGCTCCTAGACTTGCTCCTAATTCTGCAATTACAACATATATATTTACCCTCACTTCTCCTATACAACAAGATTACTTTGCACTGGCTACTAATACCAGCCGCCCAGTCATATTTAATCCTGACTATGTAGGCTTTGAATATAATGATTTTAATGCTATATTAAATAACTCTGAAGACATTAGAACTTCAGATTTTTACGTGTCTCCAAGTTACAACACAGGAATTTTAACCCCAACTAATTTCTTAGACATCACGTCCGGATCTGGTACCCCGGCTCCTGCTCAAGATTCCAACTACGCTTCAGCAACTTGGTCTGATATAAGATATAATGGCTCCAAATATAATTCATTTACTCTCCCAGGAACAACAGTTACCTATAATGTTTATGATGGTATTACCCCACCAGACATATTAGATTTAGCTACTGGTGAATTTAATGAGTTATCCACAGATGGTAGTGGGTTTGGTGCCCTCCCCGCTGCAGAGCAAAACCAAACCTATTTTCTTTATTTTCAAGCTGTTAATAATCTTAAACCTACAATTATAGGTGAATCAACATTTCTTGTTAAGTATTTAGTAGATTCTCAAGGAAATTCATATATACCTAAAACTGGGGATGCTAAAGACCAAATTGTACTAGACAATTTAGTAAATAATTTTGAAGTAGGAAAACAAGCAACCGTTAAATTAATTACTCCTGATCCTTTGGGTTTAGTTAATTCTAGTGATTCTGCTTTAGCAGGAACTTATAATATAACAGGGTTAGGGAGATTAGAAAAAATTCTAGTTTCTGAAACTGGTTCATCCCAAGGAGCATTTCTTCCTACTATGAGCTTTGTTTCTACAGACAATACCCAACTCTATAATACCACCCCAGACTATAGTTTTAAAGCTACAGCTCCTGTTACATCATATACTACTTCTTCATACGCTTATACTCACCTATTTCTAATATCTGCTTCTAATGCATCTGAAAATCCACTAGGAGATTACGACACTGCTACATCTACTTATACTTTTGATACTTCTACTGGGGATTATAATAATAGGACTGATATTACTTTAACCTTTAGACTTACCCTATCTATTCGTAAATCAATTGCACCCGCTGGGTACCCAGGTAGTTTATATGCAACTGCAACTATCCGAAAAAATGGACAACCAATATCAGTAGGAACTGCCGGACAATCTCAAATTTTTAATTTTCCAATTAGTTCTACTAGTGGATTTTTATCTGTTACTAAAACATTTAATCTTTCTACGGGTCTACAAGAATTTAATGCTGGAGATGAAATTACAGTTGCATTCTCTATTAATAATATCCCTTCAGGATATACTCTTAATAGCCCTGCAGATAAACTAGCAATATCAGCACAAGAAACCATATTTGGTTCAACCCCAGAATACACAAATGGTCCTCGCATTGTCCCAGCATCTTATTGGACCATAGGAGAATATTTAACTGGAAGTAATAATACTAGTATTTTAACAGCATCTGCTGCTTTATATAATGTTTACTCCCCATTCTTTAAACAAGACTTACAATCTGTTGTTGATATAGCGGGTCTTGCATTTAAGGAAACCCTTGATCCTACTAATGAATTTAATATATATTCATATCCATCAAATACTCCTTTCCAACTTCAAACTG